TTTGTTATTAAGGAGCTGGAGCTGGAGCTGGAGCAGGGGCTAAGGTAAACACTTGAATTGCTTCCAATACAACATCTTGATCTGTACCTCCAACTCCATTTTTACAAGCAATAATAATAGATTTAGGCATTTTTAATGCATTTAATCCATCACCTGTAATAAAATGTTTTAGTTCAATTACATCATAAGATGCAGATTGATCTGTAAGAGTTTTGGTTTTTTTATTCCAGTCATAAGGATACCCTACTCCTCTCATTACATCACCTCTGTTACCTCTGTAGAAGAACTCAAGTTTAGCAATTTGCTTGCCAGTTCCAGTTCCAGGGTTTCCAGGAGTACTTACTACTACAGTAGGTTGAGGTACACCAAAAGATTCGTCACCTACTTTAGAAACTCTTGCTACAACATCAAACTCCAAAGGTCTACCTTCTTTTTTACCAAGCTCCAAAGGTTGTGCTTTTGCGGTAATAACAAGCGCTGAAGTAGCCCCAGAACCAGATCTTGTAAAAGTAAACAGTGGATTAGTAGTTGCAGTAGCACCTGGTTCTTTAGAAAAAGACTTATTCAATTGTGCAATCAAACCATCAACCACTACTTGAGCGGTCAAAGGACCAGTGGTTTGAGTTAAAATAAAGTGACCATGCTTAAGATAAAAGTTTTCTACAGAAAGTGAACCATGATTAAAAAGTCTAATGTCAACAATGTACTCATACTTGTCTCCAGCATTAGCAGGAACTGCAATAGAAGAAGAACCACCTACAGTAACTGCTTTAGGTACTTCAGCTACTGCTTGTTTAACTGCAAGATGATTTACTTGAGAAGGTACAATGACATCTGACACAATTACTGAATCAGCTGTTTTAAGAGCTACTACGAAGTCTTTTCCAAAAGCAGCAGCACCGCCATCTTTTGCAAAAACCCCAATTTCACCTGGATCAGCAGAAGCAGTAAAAGTTTTTAGAGTAGTCTCAAAAGCAATACCGTTGTTTGCTATAATGATCTCTCTTACTGTGTTTTGTGAATTTGCCATAAATTTTAAATTGGTTTTATATAGTTAATAATTAATTGTTATTCAGTTTGTTCTCTCTGTACAAGAGATTTAGATTGCAGGGCTTTAATCACTGCAAGTTCAAGTATCTGTCTATGAAATATTTCATCAAGCTCAGAATTATTAGGAGAAGTTTCCCCATCTATATCCAAATTATTAAGAGTTAGATCTACAAGAATAATTGGTTTGGGTTTTCTTATATATCTTAAAATATAAGTGTTTACAGTAGATCCTTTAGGAGGTATAATTTCCACAGCTCTTTGTTCAGTATTACCATAATCAAGTCTCCAAGCCACATTAGTTCTTCCTTTTACAGTTGGTTGTCTAAAAGGATTATCTTTCTGCATAGAATATTCATCCTGTCTAATTGGAATAATTGAAAATTCTTTTATCCCTGAACATGGTGCTTGCAAATTGACAATTAGGGCTTCGTAAGTAATTACCATTAAGTCTTCAGGAAGAGCAAAAAATACAGAATTTTGATTAATTCTTTCTCCATTTGGTACTGTAACTATTGAAGTAATGGACTGTTGTTTAATCAATTTATCCAAATATCTTCTTATAAGCTCAGTTTCTTCAAAAGATTCTCTTAAAAAGTTTTGACCTCTATAAGTCTTTCTTACCAACTCTTCCTGAGCATGTGATAAAAATACTGACTTTTCATATTCATCCAATTCTATTCCCTGTGTAAAACCATATGGTTTTATAACAGAAGCTGTATTTAACAATACATCAAACTCATTGGAAAATTGCTCTAAAGTCATTATTCGTTTCTCTGATTAATCTGTACTATTGAAGATGGGTCTCCAGCTTCATAATGCACTTTTGCCAGTTCTACCGCTCTATCAAGAATTTCTCTGTGTATAATAGGATTTAATTCACATTCAGTCACAGCAGTTACACCATTAATTGAGAGATTCCAAGTAGAAAGATTAGCAAGTATAATAGGTTGTGGTTTTTTAATATATCGTAACCTATATTCATCAACTGTAGTTCCACTTTTAGTAACTATTTCTGAAACTAATTGCTGTCCATTTGGAGCTACTGGAGTCTCTGAATTACCTTGAATAAATCTCCAACACTCTCTTTTTAAAGGTTCTTTATAAGGTTTGGATATTAACCTATCATATTCTCTGTAATTAATAGGTCTTACTGTAACTTTATAAGTATTTACTCCTTCTTTTACAGTAATTTGTTCATTAACTACAATCCATACATCATTAGGTAAAAGGAACAATTGTGCCCTATCATCTATACCTACATATGTACCTGGTGTTGGAGTTGCAGTTACTAAACTTACTTTAGTAATTTCTGAAAAATCTATTTGTCTTTTTTCAGAACCATCAAACCCCTCGCCCAGTTTATTGGACTTGGGGTTAAAATAGTTCTTAATAATTTCTTCCTGTGCTTTAGTTAGAAATACAGATTTTTCATATTCATCCAATCCAGGTGCAGATTGTGACTTTATGTTGTTGTAAAGTACGTCAAATTCTACACTGAATTCTGCTGTTGTCATTAACTTTTAAGTTTAATTTGTTGTTCAATTGTTAAAGCTAATTCTTGATTACTTGCAGCTTTAAGATAACTGATTGCTCCTTTTAAAGTGTCACCGAGTTTATCTCCTTCTTCAAGAAGATATTTAGTACCTTCTTTTTTTATGACTCCAGTTTCAACCCCCTGTGCAATTAAAAGCATTGTATCAAAATCTTCGTCAGTTACAATATCTACAAAATCCTTTGGTTTTGATTGTACAACCTCAGAAACTTTTGCCTGTAAGAATTCAAGTTTGGTATCTTTGTTTATTTTTTGCACTGGTAATCTCATTACCTGTCCATAAACTTTTAGGAATGCAGTAAGTTTACCTCTGTTATCTTCCATTTTACCGTATTCCTTCCAAGCAGTCTGTTGTACATTGGCACTTTTACTTTGAAGTTCTACTACATCTTCTGCATCTTCTATGTAAAATTTATAAGTAGCTTTTTTATTCTTTTCTTTTATAGAAGGGGCAATTTTATCACTGTTAGTCAAAAGTACTTTATATCTGATATAATCCAAAGGATCTTCAAGATTTAATTCTAATGGATCTTTTGTTAACCTAATGTGTGTATCATGTAAAATACTGTTTTTATTATACACACTTAATTCATTGGGTTCATAACCCATTACAGTTTCCAGATATTCTTTTTCAGACTTAGTAAATGGATTTTTTAATTGTCCATTTCTTGACATAGCTACTGTGTAGCTTTCGTAAGCTCCTTCTACTTTAAAATATGCAGCGTGTCTTGGATTTTTAATCCATCCTACATTATCAAAGTTAGGTCTTACCTTAACTTTTTTACTTGGTAATTCAAATTCAGCCATTTCTCAACCTTTTAAATTAATAATAATTTTCTCTTCCTTTTAAATTATGATGTTATTAGAACGTTTTGAGTATTACATCAGATACTCTAAGGAGTGAGGAGAGGGGATTTTAATTCCCTCTCCGTACCACCCAAAGTTTAAAAAATGTACTTTAAAAAAGGCATTTTAATTAACCAGAGGCTTAATTATTTAACTCGTTACCTCTATTAAATCCTTTAATGCTTTAGGATAGTTATTAAGCAGCCAAGATACTTGGAATCAAGCTTGCAGTTCTGGAAGGATCTCTTACAATAGCACCACCAACAAATGCCCTATGATAAGTAGAACCATCTACTGCATTGGACATGATTGCAAATTCAGGTGCAGAAGGGAATGGATTTCTTAAACCATATTCCCATCCTCTTACATCTTCCATACCTTTAACCATTGCTTTCTGGATATTTGGTTCTCCATCAATAGTTCCAATGTCAAGGATATCATATCTGTAAGATTCAGCTACACCTCCTTTTGGGTGCAACACTTTATTTCTTACTTTGTCGTCATAGAAAGGATCTACTTCCAAAGTAACTTTGATTCCGTTAGGAGCCAACCATTCTACAAACTGGAATCCTGCACCATAAGAATTTTTATTCAAAGGAGAAGAAGTTTTGTAGATTGCATTAGTTCCAGTGTTATCAAATCTTATTGGCAACCAGCCAGAGGTTTCCTGTTTAACAGCTTCGTGGAATTGTACAGCACCTCTTTCACCAGTTCTAAGAACAAAGTGCCTTTCATCCATAGAAAGCTTACCCTCAGAAAGTTCAGTCAACATATTAGTCAACAACTTAATAGAAAAGTCATTGTAATAGGTAGTATTGGATACTTCCATTTGTTCTCTGATACCAGAACCCATTTTTATTACATGTCCTGATTTACCAATGTTGTAGTAATCTCCATTCTCATCTCTGTTAGTTCTTGCAAACATCAAAAGTCTGGATTTTTCCATTGAAAACTCATACTCAAATTTCCATTCTACATGTTCCATCCATGCAGAAGACATTTTAGTTTTGTTTGTTTTAGGATCTACAAACTCAAAAGGAAGTGCAAGAGGTCTCCTTTTCATATTACCTGGAGCAGTATGCTGCATCCTGATCATAGAAAATTCATTTCTAAGTGCAATTGGAGAACTAAATCCAATATCACCACCTTTAATTGACAAGGTATCTTCTACAGGAGAGAAATCTTTGGAGAATCTTTTACCACTGATAAGTTCTGCACCAGGCATACCATTGATTACTCCACCCATTAATTCCACTTTGTAAATATAATTACCAGCTTCATGTTTTGGATCTTCCAATACACGTAGTGGGTAAATTTCATTTTTTTCACCTACGATAACGTTAACATCGTGGAAAGCTTTTTCAGCAAATACAAGATAAATAGCTTCACCACCTGCACCGACATTATTATCACTGCCAGTAACTACACTACCTTCATATCCACCAATACGAGCTTCTACCAATGGGTAGTTTCTCTCCAAAGATCCTACAAGGTCCCAAGTGAATTCGTCATCAGTGTCGAAATATTTTACTGGGAACTTTGACAACATAGTATCCAAAGTAGGGGCATAATTATATGCCAACAACTTTGTAATAATGTTAGATGCTCTTTGTGGGCTTACTTTATAAATCGCCCCAAGGTGATTTTTAGTAGTTAGACCACTCCAAGACTGTGATTCAAATACTTGAAATTTTCCTAGACTTGCAGCCATAATAATTGTTTGTGTTTAAATTAAAAATTTGTTTGTTAAATTATATTGTTTATGATGCTTTCATCAAATGCTCCTTTAAATTCTTCTGGAGTATAATCCAGATTACCTCCAATTGCAGACCCTTTAGGAGTAAAGGTATTTCCTTTTACAAAGTCATCCAGCTCTTTTACAGCTTTACTTTTTTGACTTGTAGCTATTTTTGAAAAGTCACTAAAACCTTTTGTGATATAGAAAAGATAATTAAGTTTTGCTTCAAATTCCACTGGGTTTTCTATTCTTGCTTTTTGTACTGCATTTAATGGTATTCCATTTGGACCCTGTGCAATTGGTTTGATAGCCTGTTCAAAAACTTTTTCAGCAACTTTCTGCGTCATTTTAACACCTGGTATAAACTCTTTGGTATCTTCCAGATATTTTTTAAATGTCAACAATTGTTTTTTATCTTCTTCAGCTTTTAGTTTCTTTTGTTCTTCAGCCTTTTTCAACTCATTTTGAAGAGTCTGCTCCTGAACCTGAATAATACTCTGTAAAGCCTCTTTAGCATCAGATTCATCTTCACCTATATCTATACTACGTTTAGTATATTTTTCTGCTTTTTCTGGACTGTATCCTTTAAGAATAAAATCCTGATAAATCAACTGTTTTCTTAATTCTTCATTTGAGGATATTTCCTCTTCAGAAATACTTTTAAGATTCTGCAACATTGATTGCTGTGGTGCAAACTGTTCAGCAGGTATTCCATTTCTAATTGCCTGAAGATATTGTTTTTGTTCTTCTGTAAGATCAGCAAACTCATTTGCTTTAATTTCATTCTTTACAGCTTCAATAAGGTCATCAACAGTTTTTATTTTTTTTTCAGAATCCAATGATGGGAGAACTCCTTCTTCCTGAAGAACTTTGGCTAAGGAAGAGTAGAGACTTGGTTGAGAATCTTGTTCTTCATCGGAATCATCCTCACCATCATCTTCACCGCCTACTTCCTCTGGAGTATCATCCTCAGCTGGTGTCTGAACCTTTTCGGGTTCTTCTTTAATTTTATTAGCAGGTACAAAACCTACATCATCATTTTCTTCTTCTTGGATGTCTTCTTCTATTTCCATTGGGATAAAAGCATCCATATCCAAATCATTAAACATTAAATCTTCTTTAGCCATATTCTTATTTTTTTCTCAACCTGGAACAAAAATAATGTGTATTATTTTATAATTCCAAACTTATTAACCTATATTTTAGTTTTGCTTATAGCACTAAGATGCTTTAGCTCTAGCTCTTTGAGCACTGATCTGTTCCCTTTTAACCTGGATATTATCTTTGTGTTTTTGCATATCCTGTTGCAATTTTTTCATCTCAAGTTCAAGTTTATCTTTATGTTTTGCAAGCTCTGTTTCATTTGCAATACCATCTTTATCCAATGTACCATCCTGCAAGGCTTTTTGTGCATTAATTAAAGCAACCTCTATTTTGGTCATATTATCCCTAATATTCCTGCCTTCTTCAGCCATTTCTTTAGCTTGTGCAGCTTCAGCCTGTTGTTGTAACTCTTGTTGCTTTAATTGCTGTTCAGCTTCAAACTGTTCTTGTATCTGTTGATTTTTTTCTTCTTCTTTAGTTTCTATTTTACGCCTAATATCTGATAAACTATCTGACATATAAATTGACATTAGTGTACTAAAGTCCATTTTATCATTCTGTATACCAGCATGTGCGAGTTGTTTTAATACCTGATCAAGCTCTTGATATTTATTGTTTACAGAAACAAGAATACCATAATCTGCTTCACAAAACTCATCACCATCTATATTTAATAAATTGATAGACTCATCACCAAGAATATACTGTATTTTTTTACTTCTGTTTTTAAGAGCTACTTTTGCAGTTTCAAGGAAAGCTTTTAAAGCTTCTACTTTAACCATATTATGTTTCATGAACAGTTCTTCAGTAATATGAGAACTTTGGTTAACAGCTCTTTCAACTCCACCTACAGTTTCTCTATTACTTACCTGTCCTTCACGTTGCTTATTAATACCAACAATTTCACCCATTTCCATCTTGATATACTCCAACATGGAAATGTGCTGTTGAATATAATTGCCCAGTTCAATATTAAGTACTTTACCAGTAGTATTCATGCCACCAGCAAGTTTACCTGTAGCTGCACCTTTATTACCTTCTTTAAAAGAATCTACTACTGCAATACCGTTGGCTACTGCAAAGTGAAGCCACTTTTCAACTTGCCAGTTTTCTGGTACTTTAGCTAAATCAAGTTCTAACAATGGACCTAAGTACTTTGCTAAAGCTTTATTTAACCTATCTTTCATTGCATCATATAAGTACTGATACTGTTTCATTCTGTCCATTAAACTAACAGCTTTAAACTGATTGGTACTGTAAACATATCCAATAATACCTGGATGACATTTTGAAGGATTATCCAGTCTATTATACTGTATGGGTCTAGGCCTCATTTTAAGAAAAATATCTTCTCCAATTTTTGTACCTTCCCACCATTCATTTATCCATTGTGTTACAGCAGTTTCTCCTAAATCTTCATTAGGTATATAATCTTCTGGATAATATTCCTGTTGTTCAATACCATCTTCATCAAAGAAAGTTACTAACTTTACTTTTCTAAAACTTTTCCAGTAAACTCTAAGTACTCTTACATTACCATTAGTATCAGTGAATCTACCATAGTTATGTCCATAAACTTCGCTTAGATTAATAAAATCCTGTACTTCTTCACCATCTACCCAAAGATCAGGTTCATGGTGTATCGCCCCTACATGTTTACCATCATCTCCCTGCCATGCAAAACCTTCTTCAATTCTTTGAATATGTTTTTCGGTAAGTTCATCATGGAAAGTGTCTATAATTCTACCTGGATTCCAATAATCTTCGAGTATAATCAAATCACTGTCCTGTATCCAAGGAGAACCTCCAGTTCTTACAGTATGCACATGAAGTGGATTTAACTTGGTCATTACAGGTTCTCTTGCGATAATTTCAGTCTGATATATTTCTTCACCAGCAATCAAAGCATCTTTGAATCCCTCATTGAACATATTCTCCATGTGATACTCTTTATAGTAATGTCGGAGAATATTTGTAGCAGTCATTTCCCTTATGTCCTGCCAGTCATATTTCAGAAATCTTTCAAATCTTTGTATTTCAGCCTGCATCTGCTGCTCATTAAGATCTGAATTCTGAATAAGTTCCATTATCTTAGCTTCCCATTGCTCTTTAAGTTGTTGTTCTTTTTGTGAGATAGCATCTGGATTGGTTACAACCACTTTGTAATCAAACCTTCTTTTCAATTCTTCTCCCAATAAAAGATTTATTTTAGGAGCAGCTATAGGATAATGTGGAAGTTCATCTGGTATAAATGCAGCTACAGTACGATATGGATTGATAGTCAGTTCCATATCCTGCCTGTCAATTATACCATTGTACAACTGATAATTTATAAATTTAGTCCTTCTTAAATTTCTTACACCTTCATGTTGGTACATACCTTTACTATCAGCAGCTTCTATACACTGCTTTGCCCATGCTTTTGTTTTTTGAGCACGAGTTCTTTTTTGTGAAGGAAATGCACTAAATGCAGTTTGTTCACTACCTGTCGACATATGTAGTTATTAAAATTATAATTAAACGTTTAAGTAATGTAAAAATATAAAGTGTTTAAAACACCACCAAAGATATTAATTGAATTCTGAAAGGTTGTTATAGCTCTTTTCTTTAA